CTTCGCCTAGTTCAGTTTTACGGCGCATAAACAAATCTTCAAACTTTTTAATCTGACTTTGTGGTACTGTGTTGGAGACCAAATAGTCGTAAGCCTTGGGGTCCACAGTTTCGCCCAGGATTACTTCATCGTACAGGCCTTCAAAGTGTGCCAAATGCTCGCTGGTTTTTTCGTTCAAGCGGTCTTGAATTGTTGGCGCTTTAACTACTGGTATTGGTTCTGCGGCTTTTGCACCAGTAGCAGTTTCTGCTGGCTCAGCATCTGCTGAGTTAATTGCATTGTGTATTTGCTGTTTAAAATAGTTTAATTCTTTTTCGCGAAACGGCATGCCTTGCTTGTGCGACATAAGCAGGCCGTATGCTGTCATTGGCATGGCACGGTCAGGGCTACGAATAAAAGCACTAACATCTGCCTTGCTGTATTTTTGTTCTTGCATCCAACTTACTGCATGCTTCTTGAGATCTTTTTGAGTGTAGAAGTAATTGTAATAGAAAAAACCTTTACGCAAGAAATGATCAAATTCAGCTTGTGTCATTTTTAGAGCACGTTCTGTGTCCCACACTGGTTCACCGCCTGTGTACTTTTCATCAGTAAACAATGGGTCTCTAGTTTTTTTGGGTGCTTTTTTGGGTGCTTTAACGCTTTGTGCTGTAGCCATACGGATAGCTCCTTGTACTGTGCAAAATGCTATTATACTATTCTTCGGGTTTTTCGTCAAGCAGTGTTGCAAACATGAGCCAAGATTGCAATTCTTGCAACTCTTGTTGCACTTTTAGCAACTGCTCGTCATACTTAGCACTACGCCCAAGTCGACGTCTATCTACATCCAATTTGCTGAGCTCTGTAATACTTTGTAATACATTTTTATACATTCGTTCGAGCTGGCGCTTGTGCTGCAAATTGTACAATGCCCACAGCGAACGCTTGATTTGTGTTTCAATTGCGTTCCAATCTTGCATCGAATTAAATTCGCTCATAACGTATTATACTGTATAACCTAATTTATGTCAAAGTGGGCCGCCGCTAAATATAAAATAACAGGATACAATTGTGCCAAGATTATCACTTTGGAAAGACGGACGTCACAGCAACGACTACAAATTCTTTGATCGCAGAATAAGCGAAATGTTTACTCTTGGCGGAACTGGTATTTTGGTACACAAGTACCTTGGCACAAATGAACAAAATACAGTAAAAACTACAACTGTGTCACAGGGCAATGTTGGTCCAACATTGACATTTAGTACAACCGGGGATGTGCTATTAGGCAATTATGTAGTAGGTACCGGTATCGCTGCTAACACTACAGTAATAGCCAAGACAGCAAACACGGTCACTTTGAGCTCAAATACCACTGCTGCACTATCAAGCAATTCTACTGTAAAATTTTACGAGAGTGCAAGCAAACCAAGTTATATCAATCAAAGCGCACAAAACATACAAGACTTGTTTTTCTTGGAAAACAGAGACAGAAAATATGACCCAGATGTTTATACCATGCGTGGCATTTATCAGACTCAGGACGTCACATTTGATCTAAGCCAGTTTGGTATGTTTTTGCAAACTGGCACTTTGTTTATGGTTTTCCATATCAATGACATGATTGAAACAATTGGGCGTAAATTGATGTCCGGTGATGTAATTGAACTCATGCATTTGAAAGATTACAATCCATTAGATGATAGTTTACCTGTTGCGCTAAAAAGATTTTATGTTGTAAGCGATTGCAACAACGCATCAGAAGGATTTAGTCCCACCTGGTGGCCGCACCTGTGGCGAGTTAAAATTAATCCGTTGACAGACAGTCAAGAATACAAAGACATACTCAATCAAATCAAGATTGATGCTCCCGAAGGCGATCCCACTGCTGGTAATATCACATTAGGATCTGTTTCAAGCATCATCGGCAAATATCAAACTATCAACGATGCTATACTCAAGGAAGCCGAATCCAATCTTCCTTACAGTGGATACGATACCAGCCATTTGTATATCAAATCAAAAACTATTTTTGAAGAGCCGGGTGATCCTCTTGGTATTACTACTGATAGCGGAGCTGTCACTGGAGATACCAATGTAGTTGGTGCCGATGCCGGTATACTATCGCCCGACGATGTTGTTCGAGGATATTTGACTGGCGATGGTGGGCCACCAAATGGCTTGCCTATAACTTCTGGAATATCGTTTCCCGCATCGCCCAAAAACGGCGACTATGCTCTGCGTACAGATTATCTACCCAACAGATTGTTTAGATGGAACGGAGGTCGTTGGGTCAAGATAGAAGATAATGTTAGAACCACCCTTACACTGGGTGCAGACAATCGAACTCAGCGTAGTAGCTTTGTTAATAATACTGACACTTACACAAACAATTCTGGTAACGTGACAGTACGACAGAGTTTAAGTCAAGCACTAAGACCCAAGGCAGATAATTAATGAGTCAACAATTTTTTTATGACGGTCAAATACGAAGATTCCTGGTACAATTTATGCGAATTGTTAGTGGAATTGATGTAGAATTTGGTAAAAACAGTCAAGGAGTTCGATCTTTACAACGTGTACCTGTGTACTACGGAGATCAGAGTCGACAGGCCGCAATTATACTAAAAGGCAACAGCGAAAACACTTTAAATGCTGTGCCAGCAATGGCTGCATATATTGATGGATTGAACTACGATCAGTCTCGTATGCAAGAGCCAAATTTTGTTAGCAAGATGCATTTGCGTGAACGTGAGTTTGATCCTGATACTGGCATGTATAATTCCAATCAAGGGGATAGTTATACTATTGAACGCTTGATGCCAGTTCCATATAAACTGACTGTCAAGTTAGACATATGGACCAGCAATACCGAACAAAAAATGCAGATTATTGAACAGTTGGCTGTGCTGTTTAATCCCAGTTTAGAAATACAAAGCACGGACAATTATATAGATTGGGCCAGTTTGACTTATGTACAACTAACAGAAATGATGTGGAGTTCTCGTGCAATTCCTACCAGCACCGAGGAACCAATTGATGTTGCTACATTAACGTTTGAAATGCCCATCTGGATTAGTGCGCCAGCCAAAGTCAAGCGTCTAGGTGTTATACAAAAATTTATTGCAAACCTATACGACGAGCAAGGCGGGTTCAGCGAAGAAACAGTTCTTTCTAATTTGGTAGGAAGATCAAGAATTACTCCATTAAATTATGGTATATTTTATTCTGGCAATCAATTGCGATTACTCAAGCCGCAAGAAGTAGTAGACGACGAATCAAACATAACCAAAGTAGGAGCACCGGACACGTGGCGAGCGTTCATTGACATATACGGAACACTAGTCACTGGTCAGAGTGAAATCAGAATTGAGTTGCCCACTGGCAATGAATTGATAGGATCAATCACTTATCATCCAGCTGATCCTAACATTTTGTTGTTTACTCCAATCGAAGATACCATGCCTATTAACACCATAGATGCAGTGGATGCAATTATAAATCCACTCAACATTGATGTTGACAATGCACTGCTCACTCCTGCTGCGGGCACAAGATATCTGTTAACAGACGATATTGGTGCAGACGAGAATCAATTTTACAGTGCTTGGGGCGCAGTGACAGCATATCAAAATGACATTATTGAATTTAATGGCTCTCAATGGATCAAAGTTTTTGATAGCACAGCCAGCAACGAGATAGAATATATTACCAATACAAATACAAATGTCCAATACAGATGGACTGGTACTGAGTGGGTCAAGAGTGTAGAAGGTGTTTATCGAGGTGGTGAGTGGAGTCTAATCATATAGGTTGTGGTGCTTTAGTTTACAGTAAATCAACTCAAAGATATCTTTTTTTGTTAAGAAATCAAAAGCGTCATGCAGGATCATGGGGATTGGTTGGTGGTGGCGTTGAATCCAACGAAACAACATCAGAAGCACTGCACAGAGAAATTCAAGAAGAAATTGGATCAATTCAAATTGGTAAAGTAATTCCGCTTGAAAAATTTACCAGTGATACCAATAACTTTGAGTATCACACCTATCTTATTGTAGTAGACGAAGAATTTATTCCAAAATTAAACGATGAACATCGGGGATATGCGTGGACCGAGCTAGACGATCATCCTAAACCGTTGCATCCAGGTGTATGGCGTACTTTTAATTTTAAATCAATCATTGATAAAATCAAGACTGTGGAAAAAGTTATAGCCCAACCTCAGATGCAAACTGTCTGAAATCAATTTGTCTATAATTTAAACAATACTTCCAGGCTTCAGGAGTTCTAAAACTAGCAGTAGGTGCCACTCTAACAAATTCTGTTTCGTTATAGGCAGACATCACTTCTTTTAAACTCAATACCCAGAAATCTTCTAGTATGTTAGAATTCATTGATGGATATCCTGTTGTTCCGTTATATACATTATAATTGTAATTGGGCGTGTCATTGCCATCAAATCCCAACATATAAACTTTTTTGTGTCCATCGAATGCAGCAAGATACGCAGCAATTGCTCCGCTGTTAAATTGTGGATTTTGTGGAATAAGATTGAACTTTCCTGGAAACCTAGTTAGTGGTTCATTGTTAGCATATACTACTCTACTATCACAATAGCCACTGTCAGCTATTTCTCTTAGCAACCTATCACCGGTTGCAATCAAAAAGTCTGGTCTATAATCTCTAAAAAATGCATTGCACCCGTATGTCAAAAAGTTAATTTTATTTTCTTTTGCGCTCCAAGGATGATTGGGCTTACGATAGTCCAAGAATCTTGTACAGTCAAATTCTAATCTGGTAGGGCCATTGCCTAATACAACTGCAGAATTGCTTTCGGGAGTAAATAAAGATTCAGTTGGTATAAATTCCGTTGTGGGATTCCATTTAGAGTTTTGGTAAACTCTATTTGTAATAACGTCCTCGCCGCGATAGTCTTTACGATATAATTTTTTTATTGTTTGCATAATCTTATTCCGGTTTAGGATACTTATCTTTTATTGCTTGTATTTCTCCACGCCATGCATCGTATCCACCGTGATACAAAGTGTCAAATTGATCAGCAAAGCTAGGATATTCTTCCCTACGCAGTCGCTGATATTCTAGTGCATCATACTCGTCCTGTAGTCTAGCTATTTCTGCTTCTACTTGTTCCTGTGTCGGGCACGGTATTGTTTCATCTTTCCATTCAATGCCCGCATAACCCTCGCCTCGATGCACCCATTGTGCTGCGGGATACAAGCTAACTAGTGCTGCTGGTACATCAAAAATTCTTCTTGTTGCCATTTTTATAACCTCTCATGCTATTGCTATTATTGTTAGCACCGGGATACCAAGTTGCACTCCTCCAGCGCCGTCCCAGTATGTAGTCCCGTGTACACTTATTGGATTACCAGAAGCATAACGCCTGAACTGCATTTTTAATGTTTTAGCACTTGTCCATGTTGCTTGTCTGCCAGTGTTAGCATCTGCATTACCGCCAATTGCAACAGTCCATTCAAATGCAAATCTTCCTTCAGGATAAAAGCCCGATCTGCTGTGTCTTGCATAAACTACTTCTGCTGCATCAATAAAAAATTTATGATGGCTAATACAATGTGTTCCTGATGGCCAGTACCAGTTATATTCAAAAATATATTTGACTCTGGTAGTTCCTGTAGGCGGGGTATATGCGAGACTGGATCCCGTAATATCAACGTAAGAGTCCGTTCCAGTTTGTACCCCGGTGACGTTTTGAAAAGTGTACGTACCAGATCCTACTGTGACAGAAGATCCATCACACGGGCTACTTAAATATTCAATTATTTGACCTGGCTGACGAGGATAGCCGTTGACTAATACAGCGGTACCTGCTGAATTTTTAATATCGTCTACCCTTAGCGATGATGGCATCTTGATTCCTTTATATCTATTTACGCCGCTGCAATAATATCCAATTGGGGCATGCTAAAATTGGCAGCAGTTCCGGTGCCACCACCACCATCCCAATAATACGTTCCGTGCAAATTAGCATCGTTGCTGGCTCCGTAATTTCTTACCATCATGTATAATTTTTTAGGTGCAGTCCATGATGCCAAACTACCAGTATTTGTATTGTTTGTTCCACCAATGTTTATTGTCCAGGTAAAGGTACATCTATCTTCAATATATCGCCCAGATCTATTATGTCTAGCATTTATCACTTCATTGTTGTCAATAAAAAATTTGTAGTCATTGATTGCATGATCATTATCCCAGTATGTTGCAAAATGAAATCTATAGGTCACCTTGGTTGTGCCCGCAGGAGGCACATAACTTATCACTGATCCTCTTATTACTGCGTATGTCGTTGTGGTTGTTGCCGAAAGTAATTGCTGCGTAAATACGCTTTGAAATTTGTATGTTCCTGAAGCCACATTGACCGAAGACCCATCGCACACACTAGACAGGTATTCAATGATTCGGCCTGGTCGTCTAGGATATCCGTTGACTAGTAAATCTTGACCTGAAGAATTTTTAATAGTATCAATTTTGGCACTCATTGTGCTATCTCCGTCAGGTCCCACCCGTATTCCATGTACTGATGAACTAGATAATTTGTACTTGTTGATGACCAGTTTCTGTAACGTAATTGATA